CACACCACATACCATTAACACCCAACTCAAAGCTAGTTCAGCAGCGGCGAGCGGCCAGTTAAAGTATGGCCTTCAATAAATTGAAAGATAATGAGTACCAAGAGGTTAAACACTCTGGGTCTCATATTCAAGTAAAAATTGAAAGGACGGTGGAAAAGGAGGTTGGAGCATTATTAGAATGCCCATATCAACTCTCCGAATCAGATTGTAGTATATTACAAGATCTGTTTAGCGGTCGTATCATATTCTCGCCATTAGAACATGTAGACCATCCAAAACTCAAATTTTTACGAACACAACTGACTAACGATATTTTCAATGAAGTACGAAAATACGAGTCAGTATTGTTAATTGGCACGACATATAAAGAATTAGTCAAATTTTCGACTAAATTTCCCCGTATCAGATTCGACGGGATTATCGGACAATTCTCGCTTAAAGATCAAGCACGTATTGCAGACGGTATTACAAAAGCAGAATTAGACAGACATGCGACGGTAGGTTCACCCAAACAGAGGTTAGCAGAAGATTTCTTAGCTGCAGTCGATCATGGTTGCAGTGACCATTTCTGTTTGCCAGATAAATTGTGGAGTGGACGTAAGTACGCGCTGGCGGTCTGCATAGACTCCTTGTACGACATGAGTCAAGCTTATTTCTTCAAATATGCTGAGGCATTTCAAATTCGCAAAGTTATTGGAACTTACATATTTGCCCCCGAACTCAAGTACACAAAACGGACACACAACCAGTTGCTAGACGTCGAATTTATCGTCACACGACCTGCAAGTGGGCGTGACGAAGTGCATATGCGTTACATGAATAGCGTTGCAAACGGTTATACACACTATTATGACGTATTCATGAATTGGCAAATGAATGTCCTTTTCCAAAACGGACATCGTGCCTATTATTTTGAGCAACAAAAATCGTACCATAATTACGCGCTCTTCACAATGCATTCAGTCGGCACAGGCGTCGAACGTACAATTATCACATTAAATAGATGCGCTAAAGGTTACCGACAAATTTTCGATGCCAACAAATATTTCAAATACGGCAAGATGGACTACTTCCTCGTCGACCGACACAAATATGAAGATTGTTTGCACTATTGCGAAAGACTACCAATCGGAAGCTTTGAACCAACGAGAATGGTTTCTCAATTAACTCTTAAATTACACAAAATCATCATTGGTGGGAAAGAGTTTTCGAAAAATTGGAATATTCCTGAGAAGGACTTTCAAAAGGTGGTTTTCTTCGTTATTTTGCATGCAACGATGCTTAGAGGCGAGTTATTCGAGTTCACTTCGCTTGTTGTGAAGAGAAGTAAAGAAGGTGAAGGTTTCATCAATCGTTGTTGGACAAATTGGTGGAATCGTTTTGTTGCATGGATCACAAATAAGGAGAAAAGGAAATTTGTGTATCGCATAGATAAAGCAGATGAAGACTTTTGCAAAGAATACTTAATATATCACGAAAAGTCGATTAGTGGTGATAAACCAATCTTGTCTCTGCCAGCTCCACCAGCCGCTCCAAAACCCCCGACGCGTGGAGGCGCCACTCCCTTGGCCACACTTCTCAAAGGAGTTAAACTGCGTCATGTTGAACCAATTGAACTTGATGCAGATGATGAATCTGCAAGTGAGACGACATCAGTTCCAGGAAGTGGTGCAACCACGCCTAGCAGTTCAACAAGCACAACAGCCACTGTATCCACAGCAACTTCAACTGCAAGTAGCGTCACTTCAAC